TCAGCGTGCCCGAGACGTCTTGTTGCCGGTGAAGGTCTGCGTGCCGGCCAGTATAGCCAGTTCCGACGAGGTATTCGGCAGCGTGTAGCTGCGGGTCGTGCCGGTGCTGATACCGGCGAGCGAGAAGACCGCCTTCTTCGTGGAATCGGCGTCGTTCACGAGGCTGAAGACGGCGTCCGAGATGTCGCTTGGCTCGCCCACGACTTCCCATGCAGCGCCGGTCCAGACGAGAAGCAGGCCCTCGTCCTCGACCCATGTCCGCCAGCCGGTGCGCGGTGGCAGGCGCAGCCAGGTACCGTCGGTCCAGAGGGCGATGTTCAGATCCCACGCCGCCCAGTCTCCCGACGCGCCCGAAGCGACGAGATAGCGGTCGCCATCGGCGGGGCTGGCTGGCGGCGCGGTCAGGTCCCGGTTAAGAACGGAAAGCTGGACGAGCCCGTCGAGGATCCGCAGCGCCTCGTTATGGGTGACGTGCTTCTGGGCCTGCGCCGCCAGGATGTAGGGCAGCAGGAGATGGATCGTGGCGTCGGGCATGGGTTGGCCTTCAGAACAGGAGCGTGACGGTCTTGGGTGCGCCCCGCCCGACAAGGGCGGAGAGCTGGTAGATGCGGATGTCGAGCGTGTCACCGGGGGCGAGCGGCGCGCCACAATCGGCGGTCTGCTGGGCGGCCGTGTAGACCGCGCTGGTGGTGGCGGTGCTCAGCGACCGCTTCACGGTTGCGCCATCGAGGATCTCGACCTCGTAGGCTTCCAGTTCCTCGGCCAGCGGCACCTCCAGCCCGCTCCAGCTGTCAGCGGAAAGCGCGCGGGATCGTCGCGTCCAGCGGATCGTCAGATCGCCGGGAATGCGCGGACTACGCCACGGCTGTTCGACATGGGCGACGGAGAACGGCCGCAGGCCGGCGCCCGCGGGCGTGAAAGCCTGCGCGACGTAGGTCTCGTCGCTGACGGGGCGGCTCGCCGGACCGATGCGCCAGTTCCACGGGATGCCGAGATCGGGCTCGGCGATTGGTAGCGTGGCGAGGCTTTCGTCGAGCACCACGACCCGTGCGCCGGCGGGTGCTGGGTTGCCCATGGCGCCCTCGGTCCCGCGTTGGCCGCGCAGGAGTCGGGTCAGGCGATACCGGCCGGGGGCGATCAGTTCGGCCGCGCCTGCCTGGACGATCTCCCAGACATCGGGCGCGCTCTCGATGGCCAGCGCGTTGGCCCCGCCGAACAGCGTCAGGTCGGTGACGCTTTCGAGGGTGCCGGTCTGCAAATCGACCACCAGCGCGTTGCCGAGATCGAAGCGGGATGTGGGTCCGGCGTAGAAGTCCGAGACCAGCGTGCCGATCCGGGCGCGTGTGCCAAACGTGGTCAGCAGGTCAAAACCGTCCGTCGAGGGACTGCGGTAGACGGCGATCTCACCGGGCCAAGGGACGGCGCGCGCTGCCGCGAAGGGCCGATGCGCGGCCTGGTCCTCGGTCAGCTGCGGCAGGTCGAGCAGTATGGCCTCGGGCGCGCCGAAGACGACGGCCTGCGACAGCGCCGAGGGTCGCGGCGCGCCAGGCGGTTGATCGTAGGCTTCCCGATCCTGGCGTACCGCCTCGATGCCGCGCGCGTCGGCGTCGGCAATCGAGATAAGTCGAAGCGGGATGGACCGGCCGTCATGGGCGAGCGTCACCACATCGGCCGGGTCGAGCGCGAGGCGCGAGGGCGGCAGACGGAACGCCGCCGTCTCGCGCCCCACCCACGCCTCCATCAAAGCGCGGCGGCAGCGGCGCTCGGCCTCCTCGGGCGGTACGGCCATCGGGAAGGACTCGGACGCGATCCGCGTCGTGTCGACCGTGATGCGCCGCGCCTCGACGAGGGCGGCGTCGTAATCCTCGTCGGCACGGGCGACCTGCCATTTCAGCGCCTGCGGCAACTCGGTCTCCTGGCCGCGCGTCAGTTCCAGCACGTCGCCTTCGCGGGCGGCCACCAGATCGTCGGGATCGAGGGTGGCGACGGAGGCCCGGCCCCGCATGACGAAGCGGATCACCCCTTCGGTTTCGACGGCGTCGAAGCCGAAATGGCGCGACAGCGTGGTGATCGAGGCCCGCGGGCTCTCCAGCGCGCCGATGGCGTAGCCTTCGACCGCGCCCCAGAGACCGGTGACGTCGATCCGGGACTCGGGGAGCCCGGCACGCAGGCAGAGGTGCCGCACGAGCGCCGCGAGCGACACCGCGCCGAGCCGCCCGGTCAGCCAGTGCCCGAGCCGCCAGTTCGCCCCGTCTGTCCAGACGTCGGTCAGCGCCGGGAAGAAGGGATAGGGCCGCGCGTCCCAAGTCCAGGCAGCACACTCGGGAACATGAACCATCCGGCCGCCGTAGACCGAGGACAGCGGATTGTTCGCCGGGGTGCCCCACCAGAGGTACGTCGCCTCGAGATACGCCCGCTGGATGGCGTCATCGCGCCAGCCCCGCGAGAAATGCGGCGTGAAGCTCTCGGACGACTTCGGGTCGAAGAAGACGTTGGGCTGGTTGGTGCCCCGGTCTATGGCGGGACAGCCGAGTTCGGTAAACCAGATCGGCTTGGACTGCGGCGTCCATGCCGTCGCCGTCCCGCTCTCAATGCCGCCCGGGCGGTCGTAGTGCGGGTTCGACCACCAGGCGCGCAGATCCTTGTAGCGGAACACCCATGGCTTGCTGGCCGCGCCATCGGTGATCGGGGTGCGGATCTGCGCCGAGCGATCCGCCGCGCTGGCGTAGAACCAGTCGAACCCTTCGCCGCCCGCGATGTTCGCCTGCAGATAGGCGCGGTCGCAGATCGCGGGCCAGCCCTCGGCCGCGTCCGCATGCTCGAACCCGTCACGCCAGTCCGACAGCGGCATGTAGTTGTCGATCCCGACGAAATCGATCTCGGGATCGGCCCAGAGCGGGTCGAGGTGAAAGTACACGTCACCCGAACCATCGGCCGGCTGGTGCCCGAAATACTCCGACCAGTCCGCCGCATAGCCGATCTTCGTCCCGGACCCGAGGATCGAGCGCACATCAGCGAGCAGATCCCGATACGCCTGCACGGCCGGATAGGCGCTGGCGTCCGACCGGATCGTGGTCAGCCCCGGCATCTCGGTGCCGATCAGGAAGGCATCGACCCCGCCTGCCGCCGCACAGAGATGGGCGTAGTGCAAAACCATGCGCCGCAGGCCCCAGTCGCCGAACGGCCCGGTCCACGAAACCGACTGACCCGAGACGCTGAAGCTGGCAGGCGTGGCCGCGCCGAACAGCGACGCGACCTGCGCGGCCGCCGTGGCGGTCTTGTCCACGGTCCCGGCGAATCCAGCGGCAGGCGAACAGGTGATCCGGCCCCGCCAGGGGAATGCAGGCTGGCCGGTCTCGGCGGCGTTGTCGCTGTAGGGGTTCGGCAGCGTGTTGCCGGGCGGCACGTCCATCAGGATGAACGGGTAGAAGGTGACGCGCAGCCCGCGCGCCTTCATCTCCTCGATCGCCTGCACCACCGCGAAGTCGGATGGCGTGCCGCCATAGACGGGCCGATCCCGGTCGTCGCGGCTGACGAGGAAGGCGTTCGCCCGGCTGACGCCGTTCACCGACCAGCTGACCGGCGTGGTCGACTTGGCCGACACCTCGACGCCCGGCCGCACCTTGCAGGATCCCGCGCGCAGATCGTCGCCGAACCACGCCACCACGAGGCTGACGCTTTCGACCGCCGGGGCCATGGCCTGCAGCCGGTCCAGCGCCTCCACCATGTCGGTGGAGTCGGCCAGCGCGTTCAGGTTCTCGGGCACCGTCGCGCCGCCGTCGGTCTTGCGGATCGCCTGCGTCGCGTAGGTGAACTCGCCCGAGGCGGGGATCATGGTGACGGCGCGGGTCAGGCCCTCGGCAGTGTCGGGATCGGCGAGCGGCCGGAACACCTCGAAGGACAGCTGCGGCAGGCGGTTGCCGTAGGTCGAAAGTGCCAGATCCTCGAAGACCACATAGGCGGTGTCGCGGTAGGCAGGCGTGCTGGCCGCGCCCATCTTCGCGGCGATGAACGGGTCGGCCGCCTGAGCCTCATCGCCCGGATACCAGCGCCAGGTGACGCCGGAGAGGTCCATCGGCTTGCCGTCCGCCCAGATGCGCCCGATCCCGGTAATCGGGCCCTCGCACAAGGCGACGGCGAAACTGGCGTAATAGAGATACTCGGTGGTCTTGACCTTGCCGCCCCCGCCGCCTTTGCCGCCGCCCTGCGTGGTGGTCTTCGTCTCCTCGCGGAAATCGGTAGCCCAGATGATGTTGCCGCCCATTCGCATGCGGCCGTAGAGCCGCGGGATGACCGCGCCCTCAGTGGCGGAGGTGATGCGCAGCGTGTCGAGCCGAGCGCCCTCGATGCGCTGGGTGGGTGCCAGCGACGAGATGATCCAGCTGTCGACGACCGAGCCGATGGTGGAGCCGATGAAGCCGCCGATGGTCGCGGCGCTGACGCCAAGGATCGCGCCGCCGATCGAACCGCCAATGGCAGCGCCGGCCGCGCCGAGAACGAGGGTGGCCATGTCGGGGTCTCAGCGTTGCGGAAACAGGAAGGCGAAGGCGATGCGCCGCCGCCAGGATGGGGTGAGCGGTTCCTCGATCACGCCGAGCCGCTCGTAGGCGTGGAGGAAGCTGTCGGACCCGGTCAGGATCGCGACATGCTTGGCGATGGCGCGGGGCCTCATGCGGAAGAGGACCAGCGCGCCGGGCCCGGCCTCCGCAGGCCACACCTCGATCATCATCCGGCGTGCGCCGTCCGCCAGCACCTCGCGCGGGCCGGTCTCGCCCCAGTCGCGGCTGTAGGGCGGGATCGGGAACGGCTCGGGGCCGACGACCTCGCGCCAGACACCGCGTGCGAGGCCGAGGCAGTCGCAGCCGACGCCGCGCAGGCTCGCCTGGTCGTGGTATGGCGTGCCGAGCCAGGAGCGCGCAATGGTGACGACATAAGTGGGATCGGCCGATGCGAGGGGTTGCGTCACAGCACGCCTCCCTCGTGCCCGCCATCCTTGGTGGCGTAGCGCAGCACGGCATCTTGGCCGGGGATATGCGGAAAGCCCCGGAAACTGGCGGTATTGGCGAACTTCGCGCCGCAGGTCTCGATCCGCTTGTCGCAGCCCGCGCGGATGGTGAAGCCGTCGTCCTCGGCGATCGGGCGCACCGGCGCTTCGAGCAGGGTCAGCACGGCGATGCCGTCCGCAACGTCATGGCCCAGCACTTCGGTGCGCCGTCCCGTGTTCGCGCCGCTGGTCCATTCGACCGTGCCGAAGGTGAACCAGCCGGAGGCGAAGCCGCCGAGGCCCGAGGCGGTAAACGCGCGGTCGCGCAGCAGATCGATCACGGCGCCCGTGCCTTTGTAGGCCGGGTCCTCCAGATCGACGCTGCAGCGCGCATCGCCGAGCGCCGCGTCGCAACTCGCTTGAAAGGTCCGCCCCACCGTCTGGCCGAGGACGTGGGCGAGCGAGCGCACCTCGGCGACGAAGGCCAGTCGCCCGCGCCGAATCTGGCCGATGGCGCCACGCCGCATCAGCACGCGCTGCGCGGTGTCGGCCCAGTTCACCCGCCAGACCTCGACCTCCGCGTTGTCCCAGCGGCCATCAAGGATGTCGGTCTCGGTGATGCGGTCCGAGGTCAGCACGCCTTCGGCGTCCTGGGCATCGACCGACAGGTCCGAGCCCGAGCGAACCTCGGACGCCGTCAACCCGCTCTCAGGTTCGAAATCGGTGCCGTCGAAGCTTAGCGTGCGGTCGTGGTCAGTGAAGCCGAAGGAGACGCCGTCAGCCCGGGCGATCCGCCAGCACCACGCGAGCGTCGTCGTGCCCTCATCGAGATGGGCCTGCAGCGCGGGCGAGAGGGATTTCACTTCCGCCCCCAGCCGCGAAGCAACGCCAGAGAGGCCAGTGCGGACGAGACGACACCGCCGCCAGCGCCGGTCAGGGCGTAGAGGTTGAAGGGCCTCAGGTCGAAGGTGCCGGTCGCCAGATCGAAGTCAGCTAACCCGGCCATCGCCAGACCGGAGGCTGCCAGACAGGCAAGGTAGATCAGCCCACGCGCGAGGTTCCAGTTCATGATGTTGCCTTTCCTTTGAAATGGTCCAACAGCCTCCGCCACCAAGACGGAGCGACAATGGTTTGCGTCGGCACCGGCGCGCTTGTGGGGCGCAGCAGCGCCAGCGCTTCGTCCTCGGTCAGGCGCCGGATCGGTCGCGAGAAATCGACCCGGCCGTCGCGGTCGACCGACCAGACCGGGATAGTACCGGTCGGATAGCGGCCCGTGGCGAAGAGGTCGCGTTCGGCCTCGCGGCGTGGGCGGATTGCGGCGGGCTTGAGCCAGCCCATGAAGGCCGCGGCGGCGGCTGCCCGGTCGCCCGCGTTCAGGTGCCGGGTGAGCGCCGCCTTGGCGATGCCGCCGGTGTTGTAGTGAAACGAGACAAGCGCATCGAACTCGTGCGGCTGGAGCGGCACCTTTACGGCGCGCAACACCTCGGCCTCGTAGCGTGCGAGGTCGGACCGGAAGACCCGGGACGCCTCGCGGATCCCGGCATCGAGATCGGCGGGCATGCCGCGCGGCATCGTGGCGGGATCGGGTGCCCCGGCGGCAGCCGTGTGGCCGATGCCGAAGGTCCAGACCTGTTTCACATCGAGATAGGGTCCGGGCACGATGCCTTCGTGCCGGACGAGGGCCAATAGGCCCCGGTCAGTCATCTGCATGGAAGTTACCCCAGAAGCGAGAGGATCAGGATCAGTGCGGCGATCGCGATGCCGACGCCCAAGCGGTGGCGGAAGGCCTGGCCGGGATCGGCTGGGTCGCAGCGCAGCGAGCGCGCGAGGCGGAGAAGGTCATGCATCGCCATCACCTTTCCCGGCATGGCGCAGGCGGGCGAGCAGCACCTCGATGAAGGCGGGACCGAAGACGCCGACCAGATAGGCGGCCGATCCGGCCGCGCCCCCGGCCGGGATCGCCTCGGGCGGCAGGCTGAGCCAGCGGATGATGATCGCCATCGACAGGCTTCCCATCCCGGCCGCGATCAAACCGCCGAGCAGGATGTGGCGCAGCGCGTCGCGCAGCCGCATCTTCGTCGTCAGCGCGTTGGTCGCGCCCCCGAGCGCGCCCCAGGCGGCGAGGATCACCGCCGTGGAGGCGAGCAGTTCCTTCAGCGCCGCCGCCAGAAATCCGGTTTCATCATTCATGGTCGGATCTCCAGAAGCGGGATGGAGGTGATCGAGCCAAGCCGCTCGAGGTCGAGGGTCACGTCGAGCACGTCCGTGTCGAAGCGGACCGGGACATCGAACTCGAAGCCCGCGGTGATCGCGACGCTGAGGCCCGGCGCGGTGGTGAAGGTGATGATGCCGGTCGTGGTATCGACGGACCAGCCGGAGGCCTGGGGTGCGCCATTCAGGGCGACAGTGACCGAGCCCGCGACCGGCTTGGCGATGGTCCGCACCCATGTCTGGCTGCCCGAGGCGTAGCGCTTCACCAGCTGGAAGGCGGTCGTCGTGCCGTCGCCGGTGCCGGTCGCTTGGTCGGTCGGCGCCGGTGTGCCCGAGGGCAAGCAGGACTTGTGGTCTCCCCAATCCTTGAACCGGAAGCCATGCAGGCGACCGTTCCGCGCCTCGAAGAAGGCGACCACCGACGCCAGATCGTCAGCCCGGCGGATACCGTAGGCGACATCATAGCGGCGGCGCGAATTGGCCCAGCTGGCGTTCCTCTCCTCGTCGCCCGAGGCCAGCTCGACGATCTGGGTGCGCCGCTCGGGTCCGCCGCGCGCACCACGGCTGATGTCGTCCGGAAACCGGACCTCGTGAAAAGCCATCGCTGTTCTCTGTCTGGTTCAGGGTTGTGCCGGCCGGGGCTCACATGCCGCGCCGCCCGAGCGAGACAGCGCGGGCGATATCGGCCGCGATCTGCGTTCGGGATTGGCGGAAGCTTTCGGCGTCCCGAGCGTTGATGTTCACCGTGACATTGCCGCCCGCGCCGTAACCTGCGGCTTCCCTGCGCGAGAGCACCCGCTCACCGCGCTGCAGGATCGCGGGCACCTCGTCGGGCCTGAGCCCCGCCCAGCCGCCGGAATGCATGCGCGGCGCCCCGGCGAAGGCCAGTGCCGGCACCATGCGGCCCGGACCCGGAGACCCGACCATGCCGCCCGCATGCAGGATGTTGGCAAAAATCCCGCCGCCGAGATTGCCCAGCACGCCGGAGAGCACGCCCGCCAGCGGGCCGAGGATGAAGCGCCGCGCCGCAAGCTTCGCCAGATCGGCGATCAGCGAGGTGACCAGATCGCCGAACTTCAGCTTGCCGGTCTTCACGAATTCGCCGATTGCGTTCTCGGCGCTGCGGAACGCCCCGACCAGCGCATTGCCGATATCGCCGCCGATGTCGCGCGCCTTCGTGGCATAGTCGGCAAGGGTCTCTCTCACCGCAGCCCAGCCGGTCGCGGCGGCCTCGGCCCCGGCGCGAGTCTCCTCTCCGGCGCTGCGCCCGGCGGCTCCGGCACGACCGGCAGCGGCCGTGGTATCGTTCAGAGCCGCCGTCACCCGGTCTGCCGATGCGGCGGCTTCGTCCAGCGGATTCTCCGCCTCCCCGCCGTTCAGCGCATCGCGCAGCGCCTGCATCGCGGGGCCCACGCTGTCGAAGGCTCCGGCCCGGGTGTCGGCCGCGCGTTGGCGATAGCGGTCGGCCATCGCACCGGCATTGCTGGCGGCATGGTCGAGCATCGAGGCATAGGATTGCGCGCCGAACCAGTCGATCCGCGCGTCGGCGCCGATCGTCTCGGTGACCGCGTTGAAGGTCGGCCCGATGGTGCCGAGGAAATCGGCCCATTTGTTGGACAGGAAGGCCATCAGCCGCAGCCAGATCGCCTCGATGTCGGCACGAACCGCCCGGAAATCGTCGACGAAGGAGCCGAGGGTGGCCTTGATCCCGTCCCAGACGGCGCGCGCCACATTGCCCATCAGTTCCAGCGCCGTGCCAAAACCGCCCGCGCCCTGCACCAGCTGCCCGAACCAGTAGATCAGCTCGCCCGCGCCGACGATCAGCGCCCCAATCCCGGTGCGGATGATGGCGCCGCGCAGCAGCGTCAGCGCGCCGGACAGGCTGAAGGTGGCGACACGGGCGGCAACAAAGGCCGCGACCCAACGCCCGGCCATGAAGGTTGCGAAGGCGATGCCGATCGCGGCAAGGCGCTCCATGTTGTCGGCCACCGCGATCAGCGCCGTGGCAACCATGGAGGATGCCCCGAAGACCTGATCCCAGGTTCCGACCAGCTGCAGTGCGGCATTGCCGATCAGCGTGAAGGCATCGCCGATGGTTGCCGGCATGCTGTCGGCCTCATCGCGCAGAAGTTCGAGATTGCCGATCAGCGCAGTGCGGATCACATCACCGGTGATCGCCCCCTGCTGACCGAGGCTGCGCAGGCCCGAGACGGTGGTGCCGAGCTCAGACGCCAGCAGTTCGGCGAGACGCCCGCCGCTCTGGATCACGGTATTGAGGTTGTCGCCCGAGAGCGTGCCGAGGGCCATCGCTTTGGACAGTGCGTTCTGGACCGAAGCCGCGCGTTCGGCCCGCGCGCCCGAGACCACCATGGCGTTGTTCAAAGCCTCGGTGAAATCGAGGCTTTCCGCCGTCGTCAGCCCCAGCTCGCGCAGGGCGGTGGCATTGGCGAGCCAGGACTCCGTGGTCTGGCCGAGGCTGGAATAGGTCCGCCGCGCCATGGCGGTGAGCCGGTCCATGACCGCCGCGCCGGCTTCCTGCGAGCCGGTGGCAAGATCGACGCGGCTGCGCAGGTCGGTCCACTGGTCGGCATAGGCGACGAGCTGGCGCGTGCTGATCGCAGCCCCAAGGACGCCCATGACCCGGCGCACCACCGCGCCGGTGATGTCGGCCTGCCGCTCGATCCGCTTGAAGTTGTTCTCGCCCGCATCGCCGATACCCTGGAACTCGGCCTTCACCTGCCGGCCACCTTCGGCAACGAGGCGGACGGAGACGCGTTTCTGTGCCATGGATCATTGTTCCTGACGCGCGGGACGAGGCTTGCGGAGCGGATTCAGCGCTCCCGCCCCAATGACGACCGGTCACCGGACGCCATCTGTTCATTGAGCTTGCGCACCATCACCGCCTCGATCTCGGGCAGGCATTCGGCAGCGATCAGCGGGTCAACCCCGAGCGCCCGCGCCATCGCGAGGGCCGCCGTCATGTCCCAGCCGATGACGGCACCGCCGCCCATGCCGGTCGCGAGGCGAAGCTGTCCGGTCAGGCGCTGCGCCAGATCCCAGACCTGCCAACCTTCCGGAGTTTCCGGACGGCTCACGCGCGCCGGGCAGTCCGGGCACGAGCCTTCGCAGGCTGCGCAGTAGTCTCCGCCCCCGCCGAAGTGCCAGTCGGCAAGGGCGCGGAGGCGTTTTTTTCCGCGTCCAGCATCAGGTGCGGTGCAAGGCAGCGGGTCTGGAAGGCCTCGAAGATGGGCCAGATGTCGAGAAGCGCGTCGATGCCTTCCGGGGTGACGGGAACGGGATTGCCATCGGCGTCGCCGACGCCCTCCCAGCCGGTAACCACGCGCCGCGCCACGGCCTTGGCCATGACCAGCGCCTGTTCCTCTTTGCTGGCACCCTCGGGCAGTGCTTCCACCGCCGGGTCGTTGCGGGCGGCGACCATGATCGCGGTGGTGACAGGCAGGACATGCAGACCCAGGCCAGAGCCCAGGTCGAGCCATTTCGGCGTGGCGGACAGATCGAGACGGATCATGGTCAATATTCCTCGATGTCGTTGATGAGAGTAACGGTGCACATCCGCCCGAGCGTGGCATCGCGCGCGGCCTGCCAGTCGAAGCTGGCCTGGATACCCTGCGGGCCGCCGATCTCGATGCGCGGACGCGGCAGATAGACGGCGTGGACGGTAACCGTCAGGCTTTCGCCCGAGACGAGGCTGTAGGAGAACTCCAGCTCGCAGGACGTGCCATTGATCGCCTGCGTCACCAGCGTCTGGTCGGCAAAGCGGACCTCGGTGCGGCCGGTCAGCGCGGCGATGGAGGGATCGGCGCCGTCGATCATGCCGTCGGCACGGATGGTCTCGATCCGGTCGAGATTGTTGGCGTAGGTGATCTCGGTCGAGATCACGTTGCCGAGCGCGGTGCCGTTCCGTTTGATCGCGCCGTTGAAATGCCCGAAGCGGATCAGGTCGAGCTCAGTAGGGGTTCCCGCGCTGCTGGTCGTGGCCACCGTCTCGCCCTGCGCCACAAGGCGTGCCGTCGCAGTCAGCATGCCCGAGCGCTGCATCTGCCAGCTGAGCTGGTCCAGCACCACGCCGGAATAGATCGCGTAGCGCGGCACCTCGGGCATGGCGGTCTCGATCGCCATGCTGGGCAGGGTCCAGCCGCCGGACTGGAAGGTATGGGTATATGGACCGGGCGAGCTTCCGGTGGTCGTGGGCGCGCCGAATGCCGCTTTCAGCCAGAAGCCGAAGGCCTCGGCATCGATCGGCACCACCACATCGCCATCCGCCGTGACCGCGTCTTTTACCGGCGCCAGCGGATCGCGGCCATAGCCGAGAAGTTCCGAGTTCAGCAGCGGCTGTTCGGACCCCAGCGTGGTGCTGGCGAACGGCATCCGCGTGTAGCCGCTGCCAGGCGGCGTGCCATAGGTCGTCTCGAACGCGAGCGCTATCCGCGCCCGCGCCCCTTGCGCGCGTGCCATCGTGTTTCTCCTATGATCGGTTGGATCAGGCCAGTGTGTCGGCCGTGGAATAGTGCAAGACCACCGGAATGACGGCGGCCTTCAGCGTGGCCGCGCCGTCCACCGGCAGATCGACCGGCTGCGGCGCTTCGGCCTCGACCCAGTCGCAGAGCCCGCCGAGCGTGCGGTCAGCGGCGAGCACCGTGCCGATACTGGCGCAGAGCGTGTCGAAGGCGGCGTCCCGGCTGGCGCCCTGCACCACGGCCTCGATCTCGGCGCGATGCTGGTAGTGGTAGCGCAAGGGCGAGAGCGTGACTTCCGGCTCGCCGGGTTCGCCGTCGCGCAGGATCAGAAGGCCAGCCGCGGGGACACGTTCGGGCAGGACTTCGCCGCGCAAGGCCGTCGCGGGCAGAGCGACAAGCCGCGCATGCAGCGCGGCGAGGATGGTTTCGCGGGTCGTGGGCATGTTAAGCTTTGTGAAAGTAAGACGATGAGGACGACAGGTGTTTGAGCAACTTCAAGACCAAATAGCGATAAGAATTGCTGACCTGCCAAACGGCACGCGATTCAATCTTCGTGACTTGCTCGGGGCGGCATGGCCAGAAGGCGCAGGTGATGCGCGGCAACTGGGCCGTGACTTTCGACAGAACCTTCCCAATTTCCCTGGCGTTGAAGACGCAGGAAAAGATGACGAGAACCTTCGCTGGTATTTGAAGCAGTAGTATCCTCAACTCCGATCTGATACCCAGCTCGCCACGATCAGCCCCGGCACCGCATCGCGCGCCCGCTCGGCGTCGCGTGCCAAATCCAGCCGCTTGGGCAGCCTGACCTGCGGGACCAGCAGGAAGATCGGCACCGTGGCCAGCCCTCGGCCGGTCTTCGAGCGTGACGCCACCGCACGGCCCTTGCTGTTCAGCCGTCCCTCGACCACCAGCAGGCTCGGGCCGGTGCGGCGATAGACGAAGCGCAGACGCAGACCGGTGCGGCGTTCCCATTCACCGGGGGTGATCCGACCGCCGCGGGTGGATTTGCCTGCGGCCGGGGTGGGGATGGCCAGCCAGAACCCGTCTCTTGAACGGATCAGCGGGCCTGTGTCATGGGCACCGACGATCACCGGGGCCTGGGACCAGACCAGCGCGGCGGCGTTCAGACTCGGCCTGCCCCTGGGATAAGCCTCCGACCGGATAGTGCGGGCCAGACGTGCCCCGAGGCCTGCGCCGGTGATCTGTGCGCGCCAGGCGGATTTCAGGCCGGTCCCAGCGTCGCGCATCGCCGTGGTGACGGCCTTCTCGCCCGCGCGGGTCTCGGCCTGCATGATCCGGGCAATATCGCCGACGATGTTGATGCCGAGTTTCACGCGGGCCTCAAGTCCACGGTCCAGATGAGGCGCTCCCGATCCCGGACGGGCTCGCCCTGAATGAGAAAGGCGTCGCCGTCGATTTCGATGCGGTCGCCGGGGCGCGGGTTCGAAACCTCGGCCACGCGCAGGTCGATCCGGGTGGTTTCCGACCAGAGCCGCGCGTCGCCGAAATCGGTGATGGCATCGGCGCGACGGGCGGCCACACGCACCAGCACGGGCGCGCCGCCACCGGCGATGTAGACCGCGTCCCGGCCGATGTTCGGATCAGCGAAGAGCGCACTGAGCGCGGCGGCGAAGGCGCTCATCAGAACGTCGCATTCAGCCGCACGCGGCCGATGGTGTCACCTGCGCCACCCGCCACCGCCTCGATCGCTACGCCGATCAGGGTGTTCGAGGTGGTGGTCTTGGTCGCTTCCTTGGCGGTGTTGTCCCAATAGACCTTGTCGCCGACGGCCCATGCTTGACTGGCGGTCTTTTTCAGATCGAAGACGCCGACAAGCGCGGCCTCGACGGGATCGCCGCTGGCGGCGGTTCCGGCGGCCACGCCGAAGATGGCACCGACGAGCAGGCCATCGCCGGAGGCGACGGCATAGGGCGCGGTCAGGGTGATGGTGTTGCCGGGCTGGACGAAGTTTTTCATGATGTGGATCCTCGTGGAAAGACGAAAGGCGGCCCGTGAGGACCGCCCGTGTGTTCGGGTTCATGGGTGAAGCGCCGGGCTGTTACGCGCCGGCATTCTTGTAGAGCCCGCGCCAGTCGATGGCCTTGGCCCCGAAGTCGAGGCGGCACTTGATCTCGATGCCATCGACGTCGAAGCCGTTGCGGGTCTCGATATAGGCGCCCTGCTGACCCTCGAGATAGGCATACTCGATGGTGTCGATCTGGGCCGGAGAGGCGGCCAGATACCAGGCCGTCTCGCTGGCGGCATCGAGACGCGGCTCGCTGATCGGCGCCAACGTGCGGATCGACTGCGGCACGACATTGCCGCTCGTCGCCGGCACGAGGTTCTGCGCCACCAGCTGTTCGGCTTTCAGCTCCAGCGACGCCGGCACGATCAGATAGGCGGGGCGGATGTTCAGCACCGTCTTCTTGTCGAGCCCGGTCTGCTTCGCCATCGCGGCACGGGCCGCACCGACGCTGGTGACGTCGAGCGCCGCCGCGGTGCCGGCGAGGTTCCGGTGGTTGGCGTGGAACAGTGCCGTCCCGTCGGCCATGGCCGGGTTGGCGGTGATGATGCCCCAGACCACGTCGCTCTCCAGCTGCGCGATGGAGTTGCCATACATCGCCGGGATCCGGGTGAAGGCGTCGAGATCGTCGTTGATCAGCGTCTGGCGGGTGATCGCGACCACCCGGCCATAGGTCTTGACCTTGTAGCTCTCCTTGCTCTCACCGAGCGTGCCGCGCTTGAACTCGCCGCTCTCGCCGACCTCGAGCAGCTGCGGCGCCTCGCCGAGCTGCACGCGGTGCATCGCCTTGAAGTCGGTGGCGAGCACCTGGCGGCAGAACAGCATGAAGGTGCGGGGATAGGCCTCGTAGGCCTGCCGCAGGGTCTTGTTGGTGACCGCCGACAGGATCTCGGGGAAGTCCGATGTGGAATGCAGCGCCCGCGTCGCCACCTCGTCGCGCGACAGGCCCCGCGTGTTGACCCCGGCATTGCCGAGGCTCTCGCGGGCCAGTTCCAGCAGCGTCATGCCGCGATACTGGCGGGCGGCGTCCTCCAGCTGGAACAGCGTCGGGCTGTAGCGGTGCAGGAGCGCGTTCGCCACGGCGTCGCGGCGGGTGATGCGCTCGTCCCGGCCGCCGAGCGGGACAGAGACATGGCCGAAGGTGCGGGTCTCGTCCGACTTCGCGGCGACCTGGTCGAGGATCAGGCGGCGGGACTCGTCCACGCTGACGCCGCGCTTGACCAGATCCTCGGCAAAGCTGCGCTCGAGGTTCAGACGGCCCGCGAGATCGTAGATGGTGGAGACGCGATCACGTTCGGCCTCGCGGGCGCGGGTGGCGACAGCCTCGGTGTCGGGGGCGGGAATTGCCTGCGTCTGAGTCTGTGCACGGGTATCGACCCCGGCACCCTGCGCCTCGGTCGTGGTGGCTTTCGGCTCGGTCATGATGGTGTCCTCGGTATCATTCGGCTCGGTCGGCTGGTTGCTGGCGGGGTTCGCGGCATCACCCGCCGCAGGGTTGGTCTGGTCGGTCATCGGGGATGCTCCTTGCTGAGTGGGGGCGTCCCGGCGATGGAGGACGCAGTCGTGAAGATCGGTGTTGGCGCGGAAACCGGCGGCGGGGTCGGCCCCGACCGGCACGGCGGAGACCTCGAACGGCGTCCAGTCGACCGCCCGCCAGAGCTCGCGGCCGCCATCCGGTTTCGAGACCTCAAAACGGTGGACCTGGTAGCCGATGGAGACCGCCCGGATGTGCCCGGCCTGGATGTCGCGCCAGATCGGCTCGACATCGGCACGCTCGCTGATCCGCACCTGCGCGATGCCGCGGCCGTTCTCGATCCTCGCCGATCCCGGCACGACCGAGCCGATCACCGCGTCGAGCGTGTCGAGCTCATGCACCTTCAGGAAGGGCGCGCCCGCGTTCAGCCGGTCGAGCCGGACATGGGCGGGGTCGAGGCTCAGCTCCTCGTCATAGGGCTCGCCGAAAAAGGTCGCGCGCCGGACCCGCGCCCCTGCCGACCAGACCACCTCGACGGTTCGGCTGTCGGCATCGGCGGTGTTCGGCGCAAGCTCCGCCGACCGGCGCATGGCCGGCAGTTCGATCATCGTGTCCATGACGGTCAGTCCTGTTGGTCGGCCTGCGCCGGTTCGGTTTCCGCGTTGGCGGAGGGGCCATCGGCCGGTTCGTCTGCATCCGGATCGGTGGCCGGATCGTTGGTCTGCGCGCTGCCGGTCTTGGTGACGCGGCGCGGGTCGCTGTCGAGCACCAGCCCCAGCGCGTCGAGCTTGGCGTTGGTCGCCGCGATCTCGGCCAGCACCGCATCAGGGTTGTGGCCCTGCCGGGCGATGGCCTGTGCCAGCGTCATGGTGCCGGAGCGGATCGCCAGCAGGTCGGCCATCGCGTCCTTGTAGGGATCGACGGCGTCGAACTTCGGCGGCGACCATTCGACCGGTACGATGGGCGACGGGATCTGACCCGCCGCCCACGCCGCTTCCGTGAACCAGCGCCACACGGGCGCGCAGAACATCGGGATGAACAGCTGCCATTGGACGGCGTCGATCTGGCGGCGGAACTCGACGAGGCCCGCCCGGATCGAGGAATAGTTGACCTGGCTGAGATCGCCGGTCAGCAGCTCGTAAGGCACCCGGAACCCGGCCGAGATCGTGTGCAGGCTCGCCCGTTTGTATTCGCCGTAGCCGCCGGTGGCCGATGGCTGGTTGAAGCGGATGTCCTTGCCGCCACGGGCATAAGCAATCAGGCCCGGCTCGAACTGCTCGACCCGGTTGCCATCGGCATCGACCACGGCGGGGGCGATGCCCTGCTGCGCCTCGTCATCGCCGAAGACGATGGCGGTGACGCAGGCCTCGGTCTTCTTGCGGACCAGTTCCGCCACCTCGTAATCGTCGAGATCGCGCAACGACCGGATCACCGGCGCGCCCCAGGGAACGCCGCGCACCTGCGTGCGCTGCTTTTCATAGACATGGGCGATCTCGGTCGCCGGGACCGGGCGCGATCCAAGCCCGCCCTGCAGCATGCCCCAGGCATCGCCGGGGTGTTCGCTGTGCAGCCAGTAGGCCCGACGCTTGCCCAAGGCATCGAACTCGATCCCCTGCACGATGTGACCTGCACCGATGGCGTCGGACCTGGTGGCGTCGAGGAAATCGGCCTCCAGCACCTGCAATTGCAAGGGCACCGGCAGACCGTCCGAAGACCGCCGCAGGCGGCGGCGCACCAGCACCTCGCCCGCCTCGACCATCTCGCGGCAGATCAGCGTCTGCAGCCCGTATAAATCGAGTTGGCCATCGGCATCGCACTCCGCCGTCCACCGCTCGAACAGGGCATCGACCTTGCGGTCCAACGTCTCATTGCCGCTGGCGGCGCGCGGCATGATCCCCGCGCCGACGATGTTGTTGACCAGCACCGCCACGGCCTTGGCCGCATGCGGGTTGTTGCGCACCAGATCCCGCATCCGGTCGCGGAGCAGCGCCCCGGCCACGCCGATCTCGGTATCGGCCGAAGAGCCCGGCGCGCGCCAGCCCTCTGTCCGCCGCCCGCGCGCGGCACCGTCGTATCCCCGCGTCAGGGTCTCGAACGCCTGCCGCGCCATCACCCGGCGGGCGGCGATGCGCGGCGCCACCGATGCGATGGCATGGTCGAACCAGTTCGCGGACATCACGGCATGACCCCAAAAAGTGGGAACCGGTTTTTGGACAAGGTCATGCCTTTCATCATCTGTCTCCGCGCGAGAAGCCCGCAAGCCCGGCCACCGGCAATGGCCGGGACGTTCCGGCGATGGCGCGCTCGATGGTCCGGATGCGAGCCAGTAGATCCTCGGCCGAGCCGTAATCGACGGACTTTCCGTCATAGCTGACCCGGGTCGTGCCGCTGGCATAGGCCCGGCGCAGCGCCGAGAGCTCGGATTCCGTCCAGTCGGTCATCTTCAGAACCATCCTCCGCGCCGTCCGAGCCAGTCGGATCGGCGCTTGCCCTGCGGGGCCTGTCCCGGCCGGTTGATCTGTCCGGCGGGATCGGTGTCACCGTAAGGCGCAGCCCCGAGCTGATCCTCGAGGTCGCGCCATTTCTCCTCAGACCAGCGGTCCGCGCCCGCGATCCAGGCGGCGGCGCGGGCATAGACCCTGCAATCCAGCGCCTCGTTGCGTTCACGGAGTTTCTGCCATTCGAGCTTGGCGAAGCCGCGCTTCGTGCGGACCGTCACCAGCTGCTCGGCCACGACCTGCTTCAGCCACTCGCTTTCCACCCATGTCGGCAGGTGGATCGTGCCAGGCGGGAATGTCGCGCCTTGGGCACGTTCTTCCTCAGTCGGCCGTTCCAACCGAAGAAAGCGGTAGGTCTCGGCCTTGAAGGTCGATACCGCCACGGTCCAGAGCCGCGCCCCGCGACGCAGGCGTTTGCCGCCCTCGGTCGCATCGACAAACGTCGGCCCCGATACCGGGCTCGAGCGGTTGAACCCCTCGACGCCCTTCACCGGCGACACCTGCGCGAAGCCTTGCGCCCGCGACCAGGAATAGACCGCCGGAGCCTCGTAACCCGTGTCGATAGCCAGCCGCGCGATGCGCAGATGTGCCCCGCGTTCGTGCGGCCAGCAGCGGTCGAGCAGCGCGGTCAGCTCCGACCACGCGTCATGCCGATCCGGCCCGCCCTCGATCACGACGTGATCGACGAGCCAGCTTTCCAGCCCGCGCCCCCAAGCCCAGACATCGACCTCGATCCGGTCCTTCTGCACGTCGGCCCCAGCTGTCAGGAACAGCCCGCCCGCAGGCACCGTGCCCGGTTTCCAGGCCTCGCGCCGGTCGTAGAGACGCTGCCAATCGGGGGCTTCGCCGGTCTCGACCCATGTCTCGCCCAGCGACGTGTTGACGAAGGTCTTCATCGTCTCGTCCCCGCCGGAGCGAGCCGAGAGAAAGGCCCGCACCATCGCCTCCAGTCTGACCCATGGCGAGTAGATCTCGTTCAGGTGGAAGCCCGCCACGCCCGCGAAGGGCTGCTCCGCCACCCAATGTCCTTTTGAGACGGCCGCCCAGCGGGTCTCGTCCCGCCACGCCGCATCGCATTCCGCGCAGTGGTAGCGCGCGGTTTCGGGCCGGTGGTCGCCCTCGGGCCCCTTGCTCCAGCGCACCTGTGTCCAGGTCAGCACCTGTTCCGCCCCGCAGTCCGGGCATGGCACCCAGAATCGACGCTGGTCGCTTTCCTCGAAGGCCGCCTCGATCCGGCTGGTGCCCTTGTTCGTGGGCGTCGAGACCAGCACGATCTTTCGGTTCCAGAAGGTCACCGTGCGTTTCCTGGCGAGGTTGACCGGATCACCCTCGGCGCCCGCGCTGAACGGGTAGCGGTCGACCTCGTCGCACAGCAGCAGGCGGATCGGGCGGCTGGCCAGACCCGAGGGTGCGTTCGCGCCGACGATGGTCAGATGCCCGCCCGGAAACCGCTTGTGCAGGATCTTGTTGTTGCCGTCGCGCGAGCGCGGATCGGCGATCTTGCCCTGCAGACAGGGCGTGTCGCGGGCCATCGGCGAGAAGCGATCCTTTGACCAGGTTTCCGCGTCGCGTTCGGTCGGCATCACCACCATGATCGGCGCGGGATCCTGATCGATGTGATAGCCGCAGGCGTTGTTCAACACCTCGGTCTTGCCGACCTGAGCGGAGGACATGATGACCACCGTTTCAGTCGAGGCGTCCGAGATCGCCTCCATGATCCCGCGCTGGTATTCCGCCCGGCTCGTGCGCCATTGCCCGGGTTCGGCGCTGGCCTCAGAGCTCAGTCGTCGGTTCTGGTCCGCCCAATCGCTGATCGTCAGTTCCGGCGACGGGCGCAGCACCTTCAGCGCCGTCTCCACCGTCCGCTTCAGGATCGGCGAGCCCGTCAATGTCAGCGCTGGCTTCGAGTTGGACATCTGGCTGCGCGAGATCATCGAGCACCTCGCGGATGGTCATTCGGATCAGGTTCCGGGTGTCTCCGACGGTTGATTGTTCAAAAACCTGCGGCGCCAGCCGGTCCGGCAGCGCGAGCAAGCGGGTGCGCAGAAGCGCCAGAACGGCGATCCAAGCGGCCTCGATCTCTTCGGCCGCGATCAGCGCACCGCGCTTTTCCACGGCCTCCATCTCGGCGAGATCAGCCCGCGCCCGAATGAAGCGCGCCCGCTCCGCCGCGTAATCCGGCGCACCGGCCTGTGCCTTGGTGGCCTGATCGCGCAGGTAGCGGACATAGCCGCGCACCGAGCCGATCAGGTCGTACTGGCCGCGCTCAGCCTTCGGGATCACGCCCTCGCGGCTCAGCTGCTGGACCCGGCGCTCCGAGAGATCGAGAAGCCGCGCGATCACGCCGATGGGTTGCGTGGCTGACGACATGAGATGATCCGCGCGCTCCGATTAAAGCCATGTAATTGCTGCGATTATACTGGATGATGTGCCCCGGCAGAGCGAAGCTGATCCTACAAGAACGATGCACCCCACGGAGCCTGCCATGACCCTCGCCGAACGCTACAACCTCGAAGCCGCCCGCCTGCTTCCGCACATGGCCGCCGACCTTCAGGTCGATCCCGCCATCACCCGCGCGACCGAGATCGACGAGATCGTCTTCCGGCGCGGCGAGTTTCTGGGCGGCATGGCTTGCGCGATCCTCGCGATGATCGAGCAGAAGAACTGAGGGAAAAGATGATGACCGACCGCCACCAACTCCGCGCCGAAAAGGCCCGCAGAAACCAAGAAACCGCACTGGCGGCCTTCATCGAAAAGAAGGCCGAGATCGACGCGATGCTCGCCCGCCTGCAGGGGATGAGCGATGACCATTTCAACGCCCATCCCGACGAAATCAACTGGGGCCACGTCGGCACCCTCGAACACTATTCCTGCCTGCTGAAACGCATCACCGACAGCGCATTCGGCGAAGGCGAATTCGCAGACTGACCTCCGGCATCTCCGGACCATTGCCGCGCGCGGGCGCGGCTTGGGGTCGTAGAAGGGATCGCGACGGCCGCGACCCGATTACGGAGACGACCCCATGGCCCAGCTTTCCGACACCCAAGCCATCATCCTCAGTGCCGCCGCCCAGCGGCCCGAGCACATCGCCCTGCCGCTGCCCGAAAGCCTGCGGGGCGGCGCCGCCGCCAAGGTAATCGGCGCAATGCTCGCGAAGGGCTTGCTCGAAGAGGCCGAGGCGGACATGCGCAAGGGCGAACCCATGTGGCGCGAGACCGGCGAGGGCCATGGCGTCACGCTGGTTGCCACCGACGCAGGTCTTGCCGCCATTGGCATCGAACCGGACACCTCCGCCGCCCCCGAACCCGCACCCAAGATGCGCACGCCGCGCGAGGGCACCAAGCAAGCGACCCTGATCGCCATGCTACGCACGCCGGACGGCGCGACCATCGAGGAGATCATGGCCGCGACGGGCTGGCAGTCGCACACGGTGCGCGGCGCGATGGCCGGGGCGCTGAAGAAGAGGCTCGGGCTCGAGGTGTCCTCAGAGAAGATCGAGGGGCGTGGGAGAGTGTACAGCCTGCCGTCGGCCTAGAAACCAAGAAACGGATTCTTACTGCTGAACCGCGACTACGTGCGGTTCAGCCCCACCAATAGGGCTTTGAGCAGATCCTTGGAACGAAGGGCTGGACAACTACATCACATTGATCACGCCCGGATGCGTCGAAAGCCTTCCGGACGTGGTCGCCGATTTCAGGCGTCTCGACCCATGCACCCAAGAGATAATCCGGGTGGACAGGGTTCATGACCTGCACTTCGGCGTCTGGAAAAGTTGGCCAACCCGTTGGCAAGCCATGCGCCTCTCGAAACCCTGTCCCGCGCGGATCCATCATCATTGAGCAATCGTCAAAAAGGCGTTCCAGCGCAAACCCACCGTACCTCTTGCCGTGCTCGTATTTGGTTGCATTCGTTGATGCGCCATTCCGGTAGAACAGACAGTGGTGAGTCCACAATAAGCTGGGGTCGAACGCAAGGATAACCCACGGCGCGTTGCCAGATCGATATCGTTTCGCGTCGAACATCTTTGGATAGAAGCAGGAGATGGACACGGATATTGCGCCATCCTCACCATCCAATCTATCTACGTCACTGGCAAATACGTCGTAATCCGCGTCTTGAAGGATTGCTCGGCTGAGGAGCCCATTCCTCAAAATGCCCGGCAGATTTTCTAGCAGCGTGAAGTGCAAGACATGCTCGATATTTCGGGCCTGCACTACTGCGGCAATGTGATCCGCAATCTTTTCACCATAGGTCTTTTTTCGTGCCATTGCTCGCCCTACCGCCCCTGCAGTAGTTGCATACGAAATGCGGTGCCGGGCGGGAAGCCGCTTTGCTTTCTGGCGGTTCATATACTCCGAAGTTGATGCAACTGCCGCTACTTCATCTCGGTTCATTCAGGTATGGTCCGCATCCGGATTGCCTCGAACAGGCGCCGCAAGGCGAAGGAACGAGCTATCGACACGATGGTGAAGACCGCGCCCATCTTCAGGTTCTGCGCCAGCGTCGTGTGCAGGCCGAAGATCGGGAAGATCAGAATCTGCGTCACGACCGCAACGCCGTAGCCCACGATCACGTTGGCGACGGACTCCACCAGCGACATGAGGCGCGACTGTTTCATGCCTCCACCTTATTCATCGGCCAGCAGTTCTGCCGCCAGAGTTCGCAGCGCATGCGCCGCAACCAAGGGGACCACGCCGTTGCCACAGAGGCGAAGCCGGTCCACCCGGTGGGCCAGCCCATCAGCGCCTCGACGAACAGCGGGTTCAAGGTCCGGCGCACATCGGAGGCATTCGGCCCAGCCGTCGGCGTCACCAGGACCTGGCGGCCAAGCAGGCCGTTCACGGGCGTATTCGCCAGCGTCGTCGCACCATCCTTGTGATCCCGTGCCGTTGGCGTCATCCACATCTGACTGGCATGGGTCAGATCGGCCGTCTTGCGGTTGCCCGCGCTCGGCTTGTTGCCGTCCGTTGCCATCGGCGTCGGCCAATCCCGCGCCATCCGGTCCAGACCTTTCTCGTCGCGCCGCTCGCCACCCCGGCTGCGGAAGCTGTCGATCTGCGGCGTCGGCCAGAGCGCGGCCCTCGTCGCCAGGTTCATGCCGTGCTGACCCGCTGCCTGCGACGGCGTCGGCTTCGTCTGCCGGTTCTCGTTGGCGCTGGCCCTCGGCGTCGGCCAGAGCCGCAGCAATTCCGTCCGGTTCCCGCCACTCGAACGGATGCCAGAGCATGCGCGCGGGGTCGGCCAGCTCGTCTCCCTCGCGGATGGCGAGGATGAACAGGCGCTCGCGTTTGTGGGGCGCGCCAACTTCCGCCGCCGTGAAGAGGCCTGCCGCAAGGCGGTAGCCCATGCTGACCAGTCCTGCAGCGACTTCGGGGAAGCCGAGGCGGAGATGAGGGGCGACATTCTCGAGGAAGACGAAGGGCGGCTCGATTTCGCCGATGATGCGGGCGACATGCGGCCAGAGGTGGCGCGGGTCGTCGGCACCCCGGCGCTTACCCGCAACGGAAAACGGCTGGCACGGATAGCCCGCAGTGACGATGTCCACCGCGCCGCGCCACGGGCGGCCGTCGAAGGTTCCAACGTCGTCCCAGACAACAGCCTGATCCAGGGACGCGTCTTCCATCCGCGCCACGAGAGTGGCTGCGGCGAAGGTTTCCCGTTCGACATGGCCCACAGTTCGATATCCGGGCAAGGCGATGGTGAGTCCGAGGTCGATGCCACCGGCGCCGGAGCAGAGCGACAGGCCGAAGAGGCATGCGTCGCCTGTTCCGTCAGGCAGGCCTGCGGAAGGTAAAGCCAGGTCATCCATCCCTCAGCGGTCTTTGGTCTTGAGGTCGTCGTAGGGCGTTCCATCCTCGTCGAGGACGGCCTGCTTCCCGGTGAATTTCTGCCAGCGCTGGACTGCCACATCGACATAGGCCGGGTTCAGCTCGATGCCGTGGCAGACGCGGCCCGTGGTCTCTGCCGCGATCAGCGTGGTGCCCGATCCCATGAAGGGCTCGTAGATCGCCTGACCCGGGCTCGAATTGTTGAGGATCGGCCGGCGCATGCACTCCACCGGCTTCTGTGTGCCGTGGACGGTCTTTTCGTCTTGGTCCTTGCCCGAGATGTGCCAGAGCGTCGTCTGCTTGCGGTCGCCCGCCCAATGGCCCTTGCCGGACTTGCGCACGGCATACCAGGCGGGCTCGTGTTGCCAGTGATAATCGCCCCGGCTCAGGACCAGCCGCTCCTTGGCCCAGATGATCTGGGACCGGATGGTGAATCCCGCGACCTCGAGGCTTTCCGCCACGGTCGCCGCGTGCAGCGCGCCGTGCCAGACATAGGCGACATCGCCCGGGAACAGCGCCCAGGCCTCGCGCCAGTCGGCGCGGTCGTCGTTCAGCACCTTGCCAGTGCGCTTGGTCTTGGCCGCCCCCGCCTGGTTGCGCCAGCCCGGGTCGTATTCCACGCCGTAGGGCGGATCGGTGACCATCAGCAGCGGCTTCACCGGGCCGAGCAGCCGCTCGACATCGGTGGCGACCGTGCTGTCGCCACAGAGAAGCCGGTGGTGCCCGAGCAGCCACAGATCGCCGGGGCGGCTGACGGGATCTTCCGGCGTTTCCGGGATCTCGTCTTCGCCCTCCTGCGGACCGGTGCCCGCATCGAGGCTCGACATCAGCGCGTTCACCTCGTCCTCGGTGAAGCCGGTCAGGCCGAGATCGAAATCCGCCTCCAGCAGGTCTGCCAGTTCGAGGTTCAAGAGGTCCTTGTCCCATTCGGCATTCTCGCCGGAACGGTTGTCCATGATCCGGAAGGCGCGCGCCTGGGACGCGGTCAGCCCCTTGGCGACATGCACCGGCGCGGTCTTGAAGCCGAGCTTGCGCGCCGCCTCCAGCCGGGTGTGCCCGGCCAGCACGACCATCGCCTCGTCCACGACGATGGGCTGTCGCCAGCCGAACTCCTGGATCGAGGCCGCGACCGTGGCGATGGCCTGCTCGTTGCGCCGGGGATTGCGCGCATAGGGAATGATCCGCTCGAGCGGCAGGTCGACGACGTCCATGGGAATGTCCTTAGGGTGCCGGGCGGCGAAATGGGGGCGTGAACCGAAATGACCCCGCGGGGCGGTTTCGGTTCAGGCATGGGGTCTCGGGCCGTCAGGCCCTTCGCTTGCTGCCGCGTGGGCCCAAGCGAAACGAAACGGGTGTTTTTCGGGGTGTCACTGGGAAACCCTCGCGCTTCGCCCGCCCGTATAGGATGGACGCCGGGAAGGACCCGCCGATTTCAGGGAAATGCGCTCCGCTGCGGCCCTGCCGTCGCCGGTCCGCGCGAACGGAAACGGGGAGAGCCATCTTCCGACGCACTCTCCCCATCATATCCTTCAGATAGCACGGATCTGTTGCAGCTGTCGAAGACCAAAATGTTGCAACACTTCATGCAGCCGCAGCATTCAGACGCGCGGCGATCTTGGTGAGCGCGAGCTTGTGCTGACGCCAGGCGGTGCTGCGGTCGACGCCCAGATCATGGGTGATCTGCTTCCACGGCCGTCGGGCAGCACGCCACCAGATCAGGCGGCGTTCACTCTCGCCGAGCCAGAGCACCCAGTCGAAGGTCTGCTCGAGCCGTGAGATCGCGGCGGCCGAGGGCCAGACCCGCATCGGTTCGGGCTCCATGGCGAGGATCTCGCGCTCGGTGCGGATGACCTGCGGCCAGGCGTTGAAATAGCCCTGCACCTTCACGGGCGGCAGCTTACGCAGGGTGCGGAATGCCTCCTCGAAATGATCGGCGACGTCTTCGGCGGTCCAGATGTGCTCAGCCATGGCGCAGATCCTCGGCCGGGCGCGGACCATAGAGACGCGTGCCCAGCTGCTCGACGAGTTCGCGCTCGGGCCAGGTCAGGCGCTGGTCATCCACGCTGACGGCGAGCAGGCCCTGTTCGCGCCAGCCGTCGCGCTTCACCTCATCAGGCGACCGGCGCTGGCCGCCATAGCCCTTGGGATGGAACCTCATGCCGCACCTCCACGGGCGTCGATGGCCCAGAGCAGGATGGCGATGGCATCGGCCTCGTTGTCGTCTTCTGGGCTGAAGCCCTTCGCGCGGGCAGCATCGATCATGGCCTGCTTGGGCGCGTTGCCCTTGCCGGTGGCGTGGCGCTTGATCGTGCCCACCGGCACGCCCTCGTAGGGGATGCCCCGCAGCTCGCCCCAGCTGGTGAGCGAGGCCATCAGCCCGCCATAGACATGGGCCGCGTCGGTTCCGGCGTGGCGACGGACCTCCTCGAACCAGATCGCGGCGATAGGCCCCGACAGGCGATCCAGCTCGGTCAGCCAGTTGGTGAAGCGCAGATAGCGCATGCCACCGCCGTCATAGCGCCCGGGTCGGAAACTGGCGGTGCCGCTGGTGATGAGCCCCTCGTGGCTGCGCAGCGCCCAGCCGGTGGTGGTGCCGAGATCGAGCGCCAGGATGCAGCGCGGGTGTTCTTTGGATTGGGTCATAAGAGACCTCCTCTTCGCGTTTGTGAGCGAGGCGAGCGGGCTGGCCGGTGAAGGCTGCGGTCTCGCCAGGCCCCGAAGGGTGGTCTGGTCAGTTCATGGGCTGGGCGTGTGTGCCGCCCGGCAAATCCTTCAGAACCTTCAGAGGGGCGTCTTGAAGGATTTCCGCCCGTAAGTGGTTGTCCTGTATGTGTAATAAATAATCTTTCAATTATTCAATATTTCAATGGGTACCTCTCTCCCAATGTTAAACCGCGCGCGTACACGTATAGGGAAAAGGGGTCCTCTTGAAAGATTGAAGGATTTGAAGGATTCGGTTTTTCCCTTTCGTTTCTGCTGCTTGGCGGTAGTTCGGCTTCAAGGGCCGCTTCAGGCGGCTTGAAGGATCTCCGGTCACCCGCCCCACCGGGCCATCCTGTAGACCATGGCCTGCTTGGTCGAGGAGCCGCGCATGCCCGTCGTGATGTCGCCGCTCTCGATCAGCGTCAGCAGGATTTCGTCGCGGTCGCGCGATTTCAGCCATTGGGAGGCGCGGGTGATCTCGGATTTGGTGATCCCCTTGGGCCCGGCCGCGCGGACGATCTCCTTGAGCCGCTTCAGATGCGCCTCGGTCTCGGTATCCGCCACATGGCGCTCGACCGCTTCCATGGTGCGCCGCGCGTAATGGCGCACGAAGCCGATGGCCCAGTCCGCCGCGGTGATGTCGATCTCGGGGCGCACAGGATCGCGCCCGACAGCGACGATCAGCGCCAGCTTCAACGCGTTCTCTCCGATGCGGGCGAGAATGGCGGTGAAGGCCGTCCCAGCCGCTGCCCGCAGCTCCTCGGTCAGGGCGTCGCTGAGCTCGGCAAACCGTGCCCTTGCCGTATCCGACATCGGCACGGTCATCGGGTTCACGGCGGTGTTATGATCGGCGGTCTTGCCGGTCAGGTTGCCCTTCACGGCCCCGCCGCCTTTGGCGACCAGCTGGAGCGCCTGGATCAGCGCGGGCGGGGCTTGCCGGATGCCGACGGCGAGGTTCTCGTCCGGATAGTCTTCATCGCTCGGCAGGATCAGAAAGCGCGCGAGCGAGCCATCGACCACGTTTGCCCCCTGCAGCGCGCCCCAGAAATGCAGCGGCGTCGTGGTGCCATAGACGCAAAGGCAGGGCTGGTTGATGTCGCGCCGCTCATTGGTGCCGTCGCGGTTCGCATATTCCGCCCCGAGGAAGATCCCGCCCGCGGCCGTGAAGAGTTCGGTCATGTTGTCGAGGATCTCGGTGATATGGCGCGGGCTGCGTTTGCGGTCGGCGGCGGCCGACAGGAACATCCCGAATTCGTCGATCTGGAACAGGATCGCGGGCTGACGGTGGAGCGCCGTCAGGAGCCCGGCGCCAGAGGCGATCTTGTTGCCGCCGAGATGGTGGGCGAGACCCGCCTCGAAGAAGACCTCGTTGATGATCTCGCGGGCGTGGTTCTTGCCCGAGCCGCTGTCAGCAATCCCCACGACATAGAGATTCGAGCGCAGATTGCTCGTCGTGCGATACCGCCGCCCCATCAGCGCGCCGATGGCGCAGAGGCTGGCCCCGAGCGACAGAAGCGGCTGTGGGCGGCGCGCGGTGGCCAGCATGTAGCCGGTCAGCTCGCCGACAAGACCGTCGGGAATGGTCAGGCTGAAGGCGGGCTTTTCCGGGTCGGCGACGGTCGGCGCGCTCCCGTCCAGCCGGGCCAGCAGATCGGCGGCCGGATGCGGGCCGTCCGGATCGAGACTGCCATCGAGGCGCAAGGCGGCGTTGGGCTGCCAGCCGCGCTCCATGGCGAGGTGATAGATCGTGCCAGCGCCGATCCGGTCGGGCTTGAAGCTCGCCCAGGCGCGGGCCGTGGTCGCGGGTACATCCTTGGCCGCCTGGGCCGACCATGTGGCAAAGACCTCGCCGCCCTCATCGCCAAGCGCGCCTTTCAGCGCCATGCCGATGCGCATCCAGCTGTCGTAATCGAGCTCGTCATTCGGCAGCCAGTCGAGTGCCGACCGGATGGCGGGCAATGTGCCGATCTGCCCGTGGTTGCGCAGGAGTGTGGCCGGTGCTGCCGAGCGCAGCCCACGCTGACGCAGGGCCTCGGGCAGGATCGCATAGGCTTCCTCCAGAAAGGCCATCGCCGCTTCCTCGGTGATTTCCGGAAGGTCGCTGATATCGAGATCGGCCAGCCCCTCGTCGGGCCAGACATAGGGTGCACCGGTGTCGGGGTGGTCGGCATAGGCCAGAAATTGCTGCCCGAGGCAAAGCACCTCGAGCGGATGGCGTTTGATGCCCCGAAACGGCGCTGCCGTGCGATAGACCAGCATGCGCTTCGGGGCGCGGCCGATGCGCAGCGCGGGCGTATCGCCGAGGCGCGCCCGGGCCAGCGCCTCGATCTGCAACGCCAGTTCGGCGCCCGTCGCGATGTCGATATCGACCGCCGCTACCGCTCCACCGACGATGCCGATGCCGCAATCGGGCCAGGCAGCCCAGGTCGCGACTTCGACCTCGGTGGTCGGGCGTTCGGCATGGCGGTTCCATTCCGGGTAATCGGCCCAGCCGCCGCGCTGGAACCGGCCGGGCTTCTTGGTGCCCGGGCTGATCGGCAGGATGGCATAGCCATTGGTGACGAGCCGCGCGCCGAAGCGCGCCATCCAGGACGTGTCGGCCATCAGAACGGCACCTCCGGCGCCATCGCGTCGAGCCGGTTGCGATCCTTCGCCGCCAGCGCGCGCAGGTGGTCGCAATAGCCGGTGACGACGGCATCGAGAAACCGGGCCCATTCCTCCTCGGACAGGGTTGCGAGGTCGGACTTGCCGATGGCTTCCAGATATTCGCCGCCCATCTGGCCGCCCTTGGCCATGGCCTCGGTCTCATTCGGGGTCGGATCGATCATACCCTTCCTCCCATGGCAGAGGTCCTGACAGGCGCGACTGCAGAGCCGCTTGCGGCTGGCGTCACGCCGCGGGTCGGTGCGGCGGAACCCCGGCTCGAACCAACCAAAGCCGCGAGGTTCCCGGTGGCAGACGGCGCAGAGGCCGGGGTCGGATGGGCGCATGGGGCGAACCTGTAACCGGAGATCTCAAGATAGCGGCCCGAAGGACGGACCGAGATGTCGCTGGGGCGCGCAAGGCGGCTCGTCTGCGCGAGGGCCTCGGCCACGCTCAGCGGCACGGGGCAGCCGGGCGCGCGCTTGCGCCACCACTCGGCCGCCTTCTGGCGGGCATAGCCCTGATGCTCGAGGCAGACCCATTCGCTGTAGGTGGTGAGGCCGCAGCTATAGGTCACCTTGAGCGACGGACGCCCGCCCGCCTTGTCGTGGCGGCTGTAGGAAACGCCCGTGACCGGAAGCCATCGTTGCTTTGGCGAAAGCACCGGCAGCGTGGCGGCCGTGGGGGCGATCTTCACCTCGCGCGCCGGGAAGACATAGCCGCAATCCGGGCATTCCGTCGCCGAGAGCGCGATGATGCTGTCACAGTCCGGGCAGACCTTGGTCGGCGCCTCGCCCCCACCGCCATCACCAGGGCGTTTGGGGCGCACCAAGTCGATCGGCCCGTGGCGGCGGACATTGCCGGCGAAGTCCAGCACCAGGCAGTTTTCCTTGCCCGGCGCAAGGCGGGTGCCGCGCCCGACCATCTGCACATAGAGCCCGGCCGATTGCGTGGGACGCAGGAGCGCGATCAGGTCGACCCCCGGCGCGTTGAAGCCGGTGGTCAGCACGCCCATCGAGGCGAGCGCCCGGATTTCGCCGCGCTTGAAGGCGGCAAGGATCGCATCGCGTTCATCCTTCGGCGTGTCGCCGAAGATCGTGCGGCAACTGATGCCCTTGCGGCCGAATTCCTCGGCCACATGGCGCGCGTGCTCGACGCCCGAACAGAAGGCCAGCCAGGACTTCCGGTCGCGGCCATGCTCGATGATCTCGGTGACGGCCGCGCGGGTGATGGCGTCCTGGTCGACCGCCGCCGCCAGATCGCGCGCAATGAAATCGCCCGCGCGGGTGCCAACCTTGGAGACATCGAGCCGGGTTGCGGGCTGTTTCGAGACCAGGGGGCTCAGATACCCCGCGTCGATCAGCGCACGGACCGGCGCCTCATAGGCGATGTCGGTGAAGAGCGCATTTTGCCCCTCGTGCAGCATCCCGCAATCGAGCCGGAACGGCGTGGCGGTCAGCCCGATCACCTTGAGCGCCGGGTTGATCGCTTTCAGCGCGTCGAGGAAGCGCCGATACATCGTGCTCGACTTGCCGGGGATCAGATGCGCCTCGTCGATCAGCACCAGATCGGTGTGGCCGATTTCGGCCGCGCGGCGGTGGATTGACTGGATACCGGCGAAGAGGATCCGCGCCTGCGCCTCGCGCTTGCCGAGGCCCGCCGAATAGATGCCCGCGGGCGCATCGGGCCAGAGGCCGATCATCTCGGTATGGTTCTGCGCGATCAGCTCGCGGACATGGGTCACGATCAGGACGCGCTGATCAGGCCAGGCCTTCAGCACGCCTTCGATGAAGGATGCCATGACGAGCGACTTGCCGCCCGCGGTCGGAATGACCACCAGCGGATTGCCGGTGTGGGTCTGGAAATAGCCGTAGATCGCGGTAATCGCGGCCTGTTGATAGGGGCGCAGGGTCAGCATGGCGCGGCCTCCGGGGAACGGGCGTCGTTGGTCCAGGTCGTGCCATCGGCCATGCGGTAGGTGACGACATCGTCGCCCGCATCGATGACCTCGCCCGGGATGAGATCGGGGATGAAGAGATGGCGGCCGCAGGCCGTGCGTTGCTCAGAAGGCGCAAGCATCCGATCATGCCGCGCACAGTGCCAACCACCCTCGACGGGTGTCGTATGCAGGCAGGACCGGCAGGTCACCGCCGCGCCACCGCCGTCATGGCAGGCTGCATGGTGATCACAGAACCGACATTCGAACCAGGCCGGGTCCTCGCTGATCCGCGCGGGCGGATGCTGGGCGAAGATGATGCGCCCGGCCTTTTCCAGAAGACGCTCCGCCATCGCGCGGTCGGCCTCGATGCGCTCGACATGCAGCGCGTCGGTGTCCTTGCAGACCGCGACGTAAAGGGCGCGCGTAATGCCCGTCAGGTGCATGTAGATCTGCATCTGCGCGGCGTGCTGAGGCTTGGCCAGAACGACGCCCTTGGCGACCAACTCGTTGAAGCTCTTGACCGAGTGGGTCTTGAATTCCAGCACATGCCAGGTCTTGGGCGCCTCCAGGAGCCCGAGGGCCACGCCGTCAAGCGAGCCGCCGAAATGGCCACCATGGGCTTCGACCCGGAACTGACGTCCGGTCTCGGGATCGACCTCAAGCACCGTTGCGCCAGTGGCGCGCAGATTGCGCACGAGCCGGTCCTCTTCCAGTTGACCCGTCTCGAAGAGGCGCAGAAGGCGGCCGGAATGGCGCGCGGGCGTGATCCAGCGGAAATCATACCAGAGCGCCCGGGCACAGGATTTGCCGATGATCGACGCGCCGAGGTGGTCGCGGAAACCATCGCCCTGGCGGGCCTCGTAATCGGCATAGATCGCCGTCAGCGTCGGCGTGGGAGCTTCGGGAAGCTCTGCCATCACAGCCCCTCCCGTTCGCTGCGGGCCTGGGCCTCGGCCAGAATGCCATCCCAGGTCTCGGGGTCATGGCGTTCGCGCAGGATGCCGATCAGCGCGTCCTTGAGCTTTTCGCGGCGACGGCGGCCGGTGCCTTGGGCGAGCAGTTCCGCGCGTTCGCGGCGCAGGTGGCGGAGCGCCGTGCGGGCCCGGTGGAACCAGTCCGGATCGATCGGCTTCTGGCCGCGCTGGCGGGCCAGATCGGCCGTCGCGATCTGCGTGCGGATCTTGGCGATGGCATCGTCGAGCTCGATCAATCGGCGCTGATCATCAGGCAAGCCGGGGCTGGTCGCAGCCGCAGGGGCCGCGTTGGTCATGTCAGTCATGGGAGTATCCTCAGATGGAGTTGCGCGCTGCCCCGTCAGTCAGGGCGCAGGGCAGCGCGAAGGCTCAGCCCTTCTTGTTCCAGGGCGCGGAGGCCATTTTCGGCGGCACCGAAGAGCTGGCCGGATCGGGCGCGGGCCTCAATGGACGGGCGGCCGGGGCCGAACCCCGCTCGGGCGGCAGATAGGCAATCGCGTTGCTCTCGCCGTAGCCGTTCTTCGGCGGCCGGATCTTCACCTGGATCGTCATCGGGATCAGGTGCAGCTCCTCGCTGTCGCTGACATGCATCCGGCCCGTGGCGTGGCAGATCGCCGAGAGCGTGCGCTGCGCGATCTCCACCGTGGTCGGGTTCGGGTTCACCAGGTTCAGCTGGTCGAAGATCTTCCGGCCCTTGTGCTCGCCCTCAAGGATGTCGAGCATCAGCCAGAGGAACTGGCCCATGCCGTTCTTCGTGACGCGCATCTCGCTCTCGACGATCTGGGCGCGGTATTTGCCTGCGGGCAGCAGCTCGTAGGCGGTGGTGGGCTCGACGCTGGTGGCGTCGAAGGACGTGTCGAAACGTGCCATGGTCTTGTCCTTGTTCAGTTCATTGGGATTGGGGCATGGCCGCGAGGAACTCCGACCACATCAGCGGCAGGGTGTCCGGCAGGCCGTAACGGTTCTTGGCGAGGAAGGCGGGACGCTCTTCGGTGTGCATGACGCGCGCACCGGACCCGAGCGCCCGGGTCACCTTCTTGTTGAAGCCGACATCTGATTTCGCGACCGAGATCTGATAGTTGGCGAAGAGCACCACGTCCGAATGCTCCTGCAGCAGCGCCGAGGCGCGGGTCTGCAGCTTGATCACATAGCGGTCGTAGGGCTCGTGTTCGGGGCTGTCGAAACGCTTGATGTCGGTATGGGCGATCTGGATGACCACCATGCCCTTGCGGTCGCGCAGCGCGTTGAGCCGGTCGAGATATTCGCGCCAGATGGTCAGCGCCTCGGCATAGCCCTTGCCAAACCCCGGCGCCTCGATCGAGGCCCAGCCGTTGCGCTTGCAGGCCTCGGCCCAGATCAGCGGCTCCAGCCAGTCGACGCTGTCGACGACGACCGTGCCGAAATCGTGGTCCTCGTTCAAAAGCGCATCAAGCGCCTCGGCCACCTCCGCGTAGCTGGTCGCGAGCGGGAAATGCGGGACCTGCAGCTTGCCCAGGCCATCCTCGGTCATGAGGAAGACGGGCCGGTCGGCATCGGCCGCGAAGGTGGATTTTCCCACCCCGGCCACGCCGTGGATCAGGATGCGCGGCGGGGTCAGCACCGAGGTCGTGCGCAGGGACACGAGCGAAATGGCCATCAGCGCACCTCCTCGTTCAGCACGAGGCGGAACTTGGGCTTGCCGGTGCGGACCGTGCGCGCGGGCTCGAAGCCCTTGCGCCAGCTTTCCGGCAAAGCGCTGTATTTGCGCTCGGAGACCGACAGCTTGGTTTCGATGAATTCCGCCGGGTCCTCGCCCGCCGAGGCGATGTTCTCGGCGATCTGCGCCAGCAACGCCTGATCCCAATCGATGCGCTTGGGCAGTTCGGCGATCACGGTGACGCCGTCATCCTCGAACCGGATCGTGCCGGTGTCCTTGCCCGCCTCCTGGCGGGTGTCCTGGGCGCGGTCCGCGTATTTGAGCGCGATGGCGCCGTCGAGCCAGTCCGCGACCGACTTCGCCTGAGTCAGCTGCTCGTCCGCCGCGCCTTTCAGCAGCGCGAGCTGATCGGCGGGCAGCGCCGCGATCTGGCCCACCGGCATGCGGTGGATATCGGCCAGGGTGATGTGGTTGGAGATCGTCATGTTTCGCCCCCTCACGCCGACATCGGACGATGGGGTTCGTGATCCACGCCGCGGATCTGTTCGGCCTCGAAGGCCTCGACATCCTCGAGCCGGTAGATCACCCGGCCGCCGAGCTTGATGAATTTCGGGCCTTCGCCCGTCCACCGCCAGCGCTCCAGCGTGCGGTGCGAGATGTTCCAGCGAGCCGCCAGCTCGATCTGGGAAAGGTGCCTGGTCGCCATGTGAACCTCCTTGGGATTTCTGCGAACACTTGCGGGTTCAACATGGCGGAGGGGGTGGTAGGGCTGAGGGAGGGCACCGGTAGGGAAGCCGGTAGGACAGTCACAAAAGCAAAAGGCCGCCCTGATGGACGGCCTTCGGAATGGCGATGGCTGATCGGATCAGGGCTCGATCCAACAGTTTCCGTCGGCGTATTTGATGAACGAGCGCCAGTCGTCGCGACCGCTGAACACCTTGGAGAATGAATTCGTGCTGTCTCCGTAGCCCGCTTCGAAAAGCACCACCGCCGTCCGGCATTCAGGCGAACCCGACCAATAGGCGTTGAACAGCAGCCCCAGGAGTTGCCGCTGCTTGTCACTGCCGAAGGTAAGGGTTTCGCCGCGCAGCCAGACGATGCCGTAGTCATCCGAATGATCGATCGGGAAACGACGCTGCACTTGTCCGGGGAACACCCGAGCCCCGAGGACTTGGGGCGAGATCGCGAGCTTGGCCGGATCACCAGCAACATCCGCCACGTTGATGATGTGGCTGCGTTTCTGGGCCGTCTCGGGAATGCGCTCGCCGGATGTGGAGGTCAGAATGATGCGGATTTCCTGCGGCGGCTTGCGCCCGATCAGCGCCTCGAGCTGCGTCCAGACCCCCGGATCGCCAAGCCGCCGGGCAAACCAGACGGGCACCGGGGCCTTCGCTCCGGCGAGCTTGATGGTTCCAACCTCCCAGATCAGATCCGTGACCAAGGACGTCGGGCGTGAGGGCCCGGCACGCTCGAACGCTACCAGCAATTTGGCAAGGGCCAGTCCGTAGTCGACCCTGCACGCCGCGATGTCCTCATGGGCGACCTTGACCCAACGGCCGGTGCTGTCATGATAGCCGAATGATTTCAGCTCGGCAGACCAGGTGGCCTCGACCGGTTCATCCTCATAGTCGCCCATTGCGGCGACGACGGGGACGTGCCCACTCGGCACGAGCAGCTTAGCCGCGATCAAAGCGTCGGTCGCGCTGCGCGAAACCTGGTGCAGCGCCGATGTCTGGAGAGACATGCTGCGGGCTTCCATGGCCCGCAGCAGAAGGTCGATCGCACGCTTACTCAAGGACGTCGCCATCATCTTTATCGTCCTTCAGGATGCCCCAGAGCCGCAGATACTTTTCGCCGATCAGGCGCTCTTGCGGGGTCATGTCCTTCAGATTGCAGCCATGCGGCATGGTCACGGTCAGCGACAGCGACTTGCCGCGCCCGCCATTGGGGCCCGGGTGGAACTTGATGGTGAAGCGCGCACGGGTGACAACCCATTCCGCCACGTCGCCGGTGCCGCCCAAGACACGTGCGCCGCCACCGATGTCGAGGCCGATCCGGTGTTCCGCCATCTGCCAGATCGTCCGGTCCGCACCCGACATGGATTCGAGCGTGATGCGCTCCTTCGCATCGCCCAGATCCATCAGGCGCAATTCCTTGACGGTCACGCCGGCAATCCCGTCGGCCGGGTCAGTCGGGAAGTCGAACGGCCGCAGCAGCATGCCGAGATCGTACTCGCGCAGCGGCAGCGACTGCTCTTCATCGAGGGTGATGCCCAGCAGGTCGCGCGCCATGTACCGGGTCAGATCGATCCGGTCCTCGCGCGTCTTTGCCACGACCTCGATCACGCCGGTCGCGGCCTCGTAGGTCAGCGCCGCCTCGAAGACCGGCTTCACGATCCGACGCGACAGGGTGCTGTTGGCGTCGAATCCCAGCATGTCCTCGGGACGCCCCTCCCGGTAGACCGCGACTTGGACCAGTTCGCATTCCTCGCCCTCGAGGATCACCCGGTGGCGGTCGAAGATGTCGACATGGACGTTGGGCGTTTCGAACCGTTCGCGGATCGCGGCCGTAAACGCGGCGAGCGAAACCGGGTCCTTCTTCACCGCGAGATCGGGATCGACGCCGAACCCGCTCCACGACCGCCCGCGGCGGCGCTCGTCATTGTAGCGCACCTCTTCGGCCAGGCGGAACCGGTCGTTCTCGTTGAGGAAAACCCAGAGCGAGCGGTTGTTGGCCCCCTCGAGCGTATCGAAGACAGCGCGGTTCACGACGACGTTCTGCAACGCGTTCTGGCCGGGCTCATCGGACAGCGCCGCCACGCGGGCCGCATCGAGGACGACGCGCTGCTTTTCGTCATCGGACATGGCGTCGACGGCCTTGATCAGCGACTCTACCACCTCGGGCTCGGGCTTCGGCCAGTCGATGGGCGCAAGCGAGGTGAACCCGCCAGCAGTGAAGTAATCCTGCAGGCGGATCACGGGGGTCTTGCGGAGGAACGCGGCGATGGCGGTCATGAGAGCCCTTTCTTTGGCCGGGGAGGAGGACAGAATCACAAAAATGCGATACGATGTTGTTCGATATATACCGAACAAATCGCCACGTCTACTTGCGCGGCACAATTTTGTTCGGCATAGCGAACAAACGTCCTGCAACCAAGGAAACCAAGGATGATACGATGACCACGTCCCTCGGCGCGAAGATCAAGCGCCACCGTCAGGAAAAGGGATACTCCCTCGACAAGCTCGCCGAGCTGACCGACTCCAGCAAGAGCTACCTCTGGGAACTCGAGAACCGCGATACGCGAAAACCGTCGGGCGAGAAGCTGACCCGCATCGCCCAGGCTCTGGAGGTCACGACCGACTACCTGCTCGATGACAGCGAGGAGCCCAGCGACGAGGTTTTGAAGGAAGCCTTCTTCCGCAAATTCAGCAAGCTCGACCCCGAAGACCAGCAGAAAATCAACCAGATGATCGACATGTGGGGGAAGAAGGATTGAGCCTGCCGACGACGCCGAAGGGGTGGGCTATCCGCCTGACGCAGATCCTGTCCGTGCATCAAGCAGTGCACGGGCTGCCGCGGTTCCCCATCAATGTGGCCGCGCTCGCGCAGGATTTCTCGCGTCAGGTCTATCCGGACGCGCCAATCACGATGGTGCAAGGGCTGAAACTCTCCAAGGGCGTCGAAGGCATGCTGATGCCGCATCCCAGCGGCTCCGGCGAGTGGGGCATTGTCTACAACGAGACCATCCGGTCGCCGGGGCGGCGCAACTTCACGCTGGCGCATGAGCTGGGGCACTACCTCCTGCACCGGCAGGCCAACCCGGGCGGGCTGGAATGCACCAGCCGCAACATGGCCGACTGGGATGAGGCCCGGAACAGGATCGAGGCGGAGGCGAACACCTTCGCCTCCTACCTGCTGATGCCCTTGGACGATTTCCGCGAGCAGATCAAAGGCCGGATCATCGACATCGACGTGATGACCGAGCTCTCGGATCGCTATGGCGTGTCGCTGACGGCCGCGATCCTTAAATGGATGACCATCACCGACAAGCGCGCGATGATCGTCGTTGGCAAGGAAGGCTTCATCGATTGGGCCTGGTCCAGCGAACCGCTGTTGAAGTCCCGGGTTTTCTACCGGGCGCGGCAAGAGGTGATCGAATTGCCGCCCGCCTCGCTTGCGGCGCAAGAGGTAGAAGGGGATGAAGGGCGCTACGGCTGCCACCATCCGGCCGGTATCTGGCTCGGCTCCGAGCCGGTGCACGAAATGACCGTGTTCTCGCCCAGCAATGACCAGATGACGATCTCGCTTCTGCTCTACCCCGACCGCGCCCCATCGCGATGGGAAATGGCCGAACTGGAGGAAGAGCCGGTCCTCGACAGCTTCGACAAGTTCATGGACGGCCGGACGGGTTGATTCGGCGCAGCAGTCCGACAGAAAGGTCGGCGCGGGGCATTTCAGTTACGCAGATTTTCGCCACGGTGCGCAGCGACCGTATGAGTCCGTAATAAGCTGATTTACTTGATATTTTTCTGATTTCGCGACACATTTCGCCTATCACAACAGTCGCGAAAACCCGCCATGTCCATTCCCTCCGAAGACCCTGTTTCCGGGCCCAATCCTCTATGCCCTGAACGGATGTCCCCTGATGCCCGGCTTGCCGAGTTGGGTCGCATCCTCGCCGCAGGCGTCGTTCGCCTGACTGCCGGGAAGTCCAGTTCTTTATCGCCCGCCGACGGAGACAGTTCCGTGGACTACCCGCCCCGAAAGAGCGGTGGTCGTCGCAGGAAACGCATCCGCATCGGAGGAATTGATGAAGCATCACAGTAAGATAACGCCCCCCAAACCCGGGCAGGACGCGCGCCTGGACCAAAGCGTCCTGTCGCGCATCGCCGCGCTCAAGGCCATGTCGGTGAAAGAGCTGAAGGCCGAATGGGAACGGCTCCTCGGGAGCGCTGCGCCGAACAACAGCCTCGCCTTTCTTGAGGCCCGCATCGCCTATCGCCTGCAGGAACTGACCTATGGCGGGCCTGACCACGAGACTCGCCGCATGCTGGACCTCCTTGCGGACGAGGTCGAGGGCGTCTCCCGCCGCAAGGACCAGATCGCGGATCCCCGCAATCCGGTGGCAGGCACGCGGCTGATCCGGGAATGGAACGGGGTCGAGCACACCATCACCGTGCTGAAGGACGGTTTTGAGTGGCAGGGCCGCAAGTACAAATCGCTTTCCGGCATCGCGCGGGAAATCACCGGTGTGCGCTGGAACGGCTACCGATTCTTCGGGCTGCAGGTCCGACCGCGGGAGGTTTGACCATGGACATGAACACTCGCCCCGGCCGCCGCCTGCGCTGCGCCATCTACACCCGCAAGTCGAGCGAAGAAGGGCTCGACATGGAATTCAACAGCCTCGACGCCCAGCGGGAGGCCTGCGAGGCCTATATCGCCAGCCAGAAATCCGAAGGCTGGGTCGCCACCCGCGACCGCTATGACGACGGCGGCTTTTCGGGCGGCAATCTGGACCGGCCGGGGCTGAAACAGCTGCTGGCCGACATCGACGACGGGCTGATCGACGTGGTCGTGGTCTACAAGATCGACCGGCTCAGCCGCGCCCTGATGGATTTCTCGAAGCTGGTCGAGGTGTTCGACCGCAACGACGTCACCTTCGTCTCGGTCACGCAGTCCTTCAACACGACCACCTCGATGGGGCGGCTGACGCTGAACATCCTTCTCAGCTTCGCCCAGTTCGAACGCGAGGTCATCGGTGAACGAATCCGCGACAAGGTGGCTGCCTCGCGCAGGCGCGGGATCTGGATGGGGGGCTATGTGCCGCTCGGCTACGATGTGCAGGACCGCAAGCTGGTCATCAACGAGGCTGAGGCCGCCTCTGTGCGCCGGATCTTCGAGCGGTTCGTCGAGCTCGGCTCGGCCACGATGCTGGCGAAGGAGCTGCGGCGGGAGGGGTTCCGCAGCAAGCAGGGCACGCTGATCGACAAGGGCTATCTCTATCGGGTGCTCCGCAATCGCGTCTATCGTGGCGAGGCCGTCCACAAGGGCAAGGCCTATCCGGGCGAGCACGAGGCCATCGTCACCGACAAGGTCTGGGATCAGGTCGACGCGATCCTGCAGGGCAACCGCCACGCCCGGTCCAGCAACAGCCGCATGCAGACGCCCGCGCCGCTGAAGGGCCTGATCTTCACCGATACCGGCGCAGCGATGACCCCGACCGCGACCAAGAAACGCGGCAAGCTCTACCGCTATTACGTCTCGATGGACGTGATCAAGAACCGCACCACGGAGGATGACTGCGGCGATCTCGCGCCGACCCGCCTGCCAGCGGGCATGGTCGAGGACGCCATCGTCACCGAGGTCCGGCGCATTCTGCAGACGCCCGAGGTGGTCACGCAGGTGCTGGCGGCTCTGAAGCGCGATCAGGTGTCCGAGGCCGAGGCCATCGCGGCGCTGCATGATTTCAACACGCTCTGGACACAGCTGTTTCCGCTCGAGCAGGCGCGGATCATCCAGCTGCTGGTCCGGCGCGTCACCGTCACCACCGCCGGGCTCGAGGTCGACATCCGGCGCGAAGGCGTTGCGGGCGTCATCCGCGAGATGATCGCCCCACGCGACATGGAGGCCGCCGAATGACCCGTGGCAATGACACGATCCGCGTGCTGATCCCCCTGAAACTGCGCAAGAAGAACGGTCGGCCCAAGATCATGCCGCCCGCCGATTACAGCCCGAGCGAGGATCAGACGCAGGACCCCCACATCCTGCGCGCCATCGGCCGAGCATGGGGCTGGCGGCGGCGGATGGAGGCAGGTGAGTTCGCCACGATCCAGGAACTGGCCGAGGCCGTCGGTCTGGCCGAACGCCATGTCAGCCGACAGCTGCGCCTGGCCTATCTTGCGCCGGAAGTGTTGAAGCGCCTGACCTGCGGCCGCGAGGCGTCGGCGGTCAGCCTCTATGACTTGTGCTTTCTGGCGGGGGAGACATGGCAGGAGCAGGCCGGTCGGGTGTTCGGGCGCGCTTAGAAACGTGACCTGGAATTTGACGCCGTCCCGCACTCAGTGGCGCTGGAACATGGCTGTCCAAGCATGTATTTCATGAGAAAGGTAGCGCCTGACCGTGGGCATGCCCAAATTCTGATATTTTCTAGGCTATTGGAAAGCTGATTTCGAATGCGCGTGGACGTCCCCTACGATTTGTCGCCGGTTAGCCTCGCGGGGTTCGCCTGCATGCTCCGAGATCTTCCAGACGCAGCCGAATACGAGTTCCACTTTGGCGGCGAGCGTTGGTTCCCTCCGTTTTCGATGCTGCTCCTTTCTGCTCTGCTTCGCCAGTTCCGAGGCAATCGACCAGAAGCTCGTCGACGAGCACGGGATCATGAAAATCACTCATACGCAGCGCATTTCGGCTTCTTCCGATCTTTTGGTCTCCAACATGGGAATGCTCCCGGTGAGGCACCTGGAAGTTCTACGTACGTTCCGATCAGCGAGCTTGATGTCGCAGAGATTCGCCAAGAGGCATTCGACTCCTTTCAGGAAGTAGGAGACGTAATTGAGGGGAAAGCCGCCGAGCTTGCTGGGCTACTTACGCGCCATCAGCAGGGAGAATTGCAGGATACCCTTACATATTCCATCCGCGAGATCATGCGAAATGTCGTCGAGCATAGCGGTTCTGAAAAGATTTACATTTGCGCTCAATATTGGCCCCAACGCCATGAAGTGGAAGTTGGAATTGTCGATGACGGCATCGGCATCCATAGGGCTCTCACCGGGAACCCAGCCTTCGATGGCTTGACGGAACCGGAAGCCCTTCAGATGGCCTTGATGCCCGGAATCTCAGGGAATCCTCACGCCGGGCGGGGTAACGACCAATGGAACAATTCTGGCTACGGCCTCTATATGACCAGCCGCATCTGCCGGAACGGTGGAAGTTTCCTGTTATGTTCGGGCGGAACCGGAATTGAGCTAAGCCACGAGGGGAAGCATACATTCGGTTCGGATTTCCGAGGGACTGCAATCAGGCTAGTAATCGACACAGCCAATTTAAGTGCATTGCGGGAACGTCTCCAACAGTTTGCGGCGCAAGGACGAGTTGCAGCCGCTCAGATCGCCGGCGCCAACGTCAACGTTGCTTCTACTGCATCTCAGATGCTTACCCGAGATTTCCGGCAAGAATAGGCATCTATAGAGCCGTAAGGCGTTGTAATCTTGTGAAGGCGATCAAGCGGCGCAAAGGAGCTGCTTCGGGAATCAATGAAAACTCGCCTGAAAGGACGTCGCGGTCAGCGAGACATGCGCGTCCAGCGGCGGATGCAATTCGAACGCCTTCGGCTCGCGCGCGAAGTTCCAGAGCCGGAACAGGGACCATTCCGAGCGCCGCTCCTCGGCCACGGCCAGTTCGTTGCGGCTGATGTGGAAAGGGGTACGCTCCCAGCCATTCGTCGTCTTCACCTCGATCAGGCGCGGACGGCCGTCCGGCGCGAAGCTGGCGATATCGTAGCCGGCACCATCGCCATCCTCCTCCGACACCCACCTGACCTTGCGCGCAAGATCGTCGCGGCCCGCTGATTTCAGGGCTGCACGTTCGTGCGCCAAGACGCGCTCCTCATCGGCACGGCCGAGGGCGCGGTTTCGCTCGTCTCTTGCCGCGACATCGAATTTGCGGGCGATGTGCAGCAT